CCATTAAGAATTACAGAATAACAAGCAGATGCTGTATTTTGTCTGCCACCGATAATTGATGTATTACTTGTATTACAAATAATACAGTTAGTAGTTCCACTGCCGATAAAGTTATAATAACCATTACCTGCTGAAAGAGAATTACTATTACCACCAACAATTACACTTTGTGAAACTGTATTATAAATACAATTACTAGCACCACCAACAATGACGTTACAACCTCCAACGCCGCAATTACAATTACTAGCACCACCACCGATAAAATTACCTTGACCGCCAGTATAATTTTGAGAACCACCAACAATAGCACTATAAAATCCACTTCCAATCTTATTACCACTACCACCACCAATAATAGAACTATATGATACTAATATACAGTTATTAGAGCCACCACCAATAACACCAAGGCAACTATCATTAGTATTAGATAAACCGCCTCCTATATGACTATAACAAGCATTTGCACATAAACAGTTACTACCACCACCTCCAATATTAGAACCAGATCCTGAAGCAGTGTTACTACCTGATAAAGGTTGAATTGAAGATGCACCTGGACCTTGTTGATAAATTGCTGCAGGTAAATTTGTGATATTTGAACCATCACCATAAAAAGTACCACAAATTGTTCCATTACCGCTTTGTGTACTAAGATTGTTAACGTATGTGTAATTAACTACAGATGCACTTAAGTTAGTTCCAAGAATAAAAGTATTATTAGCACATGTATAATTTTTACATCCACCGAGAATTGCACTATTTAAGGCATTTTGAATACAATTATTTTGACCACCACCAATAAATGAACATGCTGCAGCTGATAATGTATTATTATAACCACCAACATTTACAGACCAATTACCGTTAACAACATTGCTTTGACCGCCACCGTTAAATGCGGCAGTACCGTACACACTATTTGTATTACCACCAACATTAACAGTATTTTGACTTAATGCACAGTTATTATAACCAGCACCGACAAATGCAAGTACTCCATTAGCACAATTCTTACAACCTCCAGCTACAACTGCACATCCACTAATTACATTATTAAGAGTACCACCACCAATAAAAGCACCATTTCCGTTAGGACCAATAATATTACTAGTACCACCAGCTATACTAGCACAAGTTGTATTAGAATTTATTGTATTAGACCCATAGATAGGTAAAATACTATTATTTGTTGGTGTACCTGCATAACAATATGTTGAATTAGCAGATAAAGCAAATAATGTAGCTAAATCAACTCCACCTGATAAAATTTGTCCTGTAGTATTAGAACTGCCTTTAATTGTAAAGCATGTATTATTAATTGCCATATTCTATACGTATATTTATAGCTATAGGTATCGTTTATATAAGGAAATGATTTGTTCTTAAACCTTTTATATAAATTACTTTATTAGATCCTGGTATTGGAGTATATACAGCACTTAAATTAACAACAGTAGGTGTCGCTTGGTTATCAACGTCAGCTGTATAGCCATTAATCAAATTCGCTGACGCAATCTGCCCGTATTCACTACAATATACACTTGGTGCTAGGGTAGCTAATAAGTTTACTTCTGAGTAATAAACATCTTGACTCCAGCTTGCTTCAACCTGTAGAGTATATTTTGCAGTTTTAAAGCTATTGAATGAGAACGTATCAATTATTGTACCTCCACTTCCTGATAACGGAATAGCTACATAGATCGGTAAATGCGGATTGAGATTGACCTGTAAATATTGATTAGGATCTGATGGATTAGTTCCAGCAAATATATACATTCGATTATTATAAAGGGAAACTGTATATCCTTTAGGAATCTGAATATTATTCGGTGCTATGTAATTATTAACATAACTTTGAATTGTTAGATATGTATTTGATGCTGAAAGATTTTGATAACCTAAAGCTGAAAGTGAAACTGTATTACCATTTGAGAGCGTAAGATTATAAGCAGATGTAGTATCAACAAAACTCAAAGTCTGACTTCCACCGCCTGATACACTACCTCCGGAGATAGCTGTAACAGTCAAGTCACTATTAACAGTATAAATTGTTGTTGGTAATCCGCTTAAAGCTAAAATTTGACCGGGGTAGGCAGTTCCATTAGTTGCTGCATATGAGGTTAACGCTGTTAAACTACTATATACAGAAGTAGAGTCAAGAGGTCCAGAAGAGACTCTTTGAAATCCATATGGTAATGTATATGTGTAATATGACATATTAAGGTATAGTAATAGTTAAATTAGGATTAGTATATGATGCATTATTAGGTAATAAGAATGTCCATACATAATAAGGAGTAGAACCTAAATTGTTTTGTCCGGGTATAGATATTAAAGCACTACCTGAAGTAAAGCTAGGTGTTATATAATGTCCAAGGTTATTATCATATACAGCAATTGAATTGGTATTACCGTATATAGAAGCAGGGTATGCAAAAGCAATACGAGTAAACGTACCGTTTTGATTTAATGTAATAGTAGAGTTAGGATTGTATTGATTACTTTGATATGTATTTGTAAACACCGATCTTATATCTGAAGAGGTAGCAGGTGTAGAGTGTATGTTATCATATGTAACATAGATAGAGTACCAAGGAGAAAGGGTAAATGTGCTTGTAATTGAATTAGCTGATATCTGTCCAACAGTATCTGTTTGACCGAGATTGTTAGTTTTTGCTATACCTGTAGGATAATAAGATGAAGCTTCATAATATACTGTACTCGTCAAATAATAAGATGGAAACGTTTGTGAGGTATTAAGAGTAGAAGGTAAGCTAAATTGTTGGGAGTATATACTTGTATAATTTATACTATCGGCACTTGAAAGGAAAGCATACCCTACTCCAGTACCCGCATCATTCTGAACCCAATTAAGAGTAAGTTGAGGATTTGTTATTTGTGTACCAATTTCATAAGCTGAGGTAAAGCTCTCACTTATTGTAAGAGTGGGTTGGGTGTAGGTAGGGTGAGTTACTGTTTGAAGTATGTTTAGGAGTATTGCCGAGAGAGGGGTATTAGCGACAACAGTATTACCACTTGCATACAAACCAATATTAGTACTAACATTAATTTGATAGGGCATCTTACCACCAACACCCCATGAAGCAGAATTAGCATTTACCGTTGTATAAACCCCGGCTGTATTACCTCCAGCTGTCCATAGAGCACTATACGCACATACAGTTGTATAAGCACTACTCCAACTAGCAGAATTAGCTGAAACAGTATTAGAAGTATTTGTCCATTGAGCAGTAAGGGCATTTGCAAGTCCAAAGGTTACCGCTGAACTCCACGCTCCGGAATTTGCACATACTGTATTATATGTACTTGTCCAAAAGGCTGAATTACTGGAAAGTGTAGTATAGCTATTATTCCAATTGGCGCTATTATTGTTTACAATACTTGTTGTATTGACCCAGGTAGCACTATATGAGGTTAATGTAGTATAGCTATTATTCCAATTAGCAGTTAAATTAACAAAATTTGTTATACCGCTCCAAATAGCACTATATGCGCATACAGTTGTATAAACACTACTCCAATTAGCTGAATTTGCCGTAACAGTATTGTAGGTATTATTCCAATTAACAATACTACCGGCAATACTACTTAACGTAGTTTGTGATGTTCCAATTACATTACCAACAGCTATAGCTAATCCAGATACAGTAATCTGAGCTGTTGTTGGTACATTATTAAAATTAAATGAATTAACAACAGCAAGTACGTCAGTTGCTGATAGGGTTTTTACTACTGGAAGATCTGTAATCCTTAGATTAGACATATACTATAACCATATTTATGGCTATAGTCTCCAGTATGGTATTATTAACCTCCAGCAATTGCTGGTACTATAGAAATAATATCATTCTCCTGAATAATTGTTTTTCCTTGTTGGAGAAAACGAACATCTTCATCATTCTTATAGATATTAATAAATCTACGCACAATACCATCAGCATCAAAAATTCTTTCTTTTATCTCAGGATATGATAAACAAAGAAGTTTTAAGCATTCATCAATATCTGTACCAAATGTGTTAATCTCTTCACTACCTCCAACGAGTTTTCTTAAAGGTACTGGTATTCTTATAGTTGCCATATTATAACTTTACCATCATTCCTTTATCGGAATTCCAGTCTTGAAAATTGTATTTTGGTGAATATGTTTGAACTTTCTTTTTAGGTTTGTAATCTTTAATACGATAAGGATATTCATTAGTATAATGCCACCAATACTCTTTAAGGTATTTATTAACCTCTCCCATTGTCTTATAAGGAGAACACATTGAAGCATACCAAGCCTTACCCGACCATCGTTCAATTACGTATGACATTATTTTCGCTTCTTACCAGCATCCGAACGCTGAGCTCGATACTTTGTTTTACAGCTCTTAGGAAGACCTGCATTAAGCTGACGACGAAGAAAAGCTGCAGTCTCATACCGACGCTTACTACCGGTAATAACTTTAGTCTTAGGCATTATTAAAAAAGAATAGGTGTTGAAGATACAACCTCAGTTGTTTTTGATACAAGAATATAATCTTCAGTGTCAGCAGCGGTCTTCTTTAATGGTTGCTTATTTGGTATAACAACAGCTTTTGAATCTGCTTTAATAACAACAGCTTTACCGTTTCCATGAATTGATTGATTAACACAGTTAACACACCCAGTAGAAAGGGCAAGGATTGCTAGAATTGTAATTAGTGATGTCTTATTCATATTTTTTAATAATATAGGCATTTAAGAAAACGGCAAGTGAAAAATTGGCGGAGTTGACGGGACTCGAACCCGCACTCACTAAAGTGACAGTCTAGTGCTTTAACCATTAAGCTACAACTCCTTTTCTCGGGATGACAGGATTCGAACCTGCGACTTCTTGGTCCCAAACCAAGCGCTCTACCAAGCTGAGCTACATCCCGTTAAATTATAATTTAGGCTTAGCAGGATTCGAACCTGCGACATCATCCTTATCAAGAATGCGCTCTAACCAGCTGAGCTATAAGCCTGAAAATGGTACACGAGGAGGGATTTGAACCCCCGACATCTTCGGTGTAAGCGAAGCGCTACTACCACTGAGCTACTCGTGCAATATTGTTAATATATAGGCTATTCAGTATAGAGCAAGTATAAAATTAAATATCTTTATGGTAAACGATAATAAAAGTATAGGTATTAGACTTGCAGATATAATTGCATCGTTCATTGGTTCTTGGACATTTATTATTATTCAATCTACTTTATTAACAATTTGGATATTTGTAAATATTATGAATTGGACAAAATTTGATCCTTATCCATTTATTCTTCTTAATCTTTTTCTCTCTTTTGAAGCTGCATATGCTACACCCCTTATCCTTATGTCCTCCAATAGACAATCAGAACGTGATAGAGAGCATATGCTTAAGGATTTAAAGATAGATGAAGAGGATCATATTATAATAGCTGATTTAAAAACGATACTTACTGAGCTTCACGAAGATATTAAGCTCGATAAACGTGCACTTAAGGATCACAAGAAATTAAAATCTGATCACGAAGAATTAAAGGAAATCTTAGCTGAATTAGTACAAGAAATAAAAAAGAGAAATACAGGTTCAGTTTAAAATGGTGCGTCGTGGTAGAATCGAACTACCATTAAGGCTTTAGAAGAGCCCTGTCCTATCCGTTGAACGAACGACGCGTAAATTAAAGATCTTTAAACATACTTAAGATCCCTTTACTATCATCTAGAGCAGGTATAAAACCTTCCTCCTCTAGATAATAACGAAGAGATTCAAACAATCTATCTGATGGCCATCCTTTAGAGATAATAGCTACCTTTGTACCCTCCACCTCACAGACAAACTTCTGTCCTTTATACTCAATCTGTAATACGTAATTAAAGTCTGGATTTTCCATGAAGTTCTGTAGTAGGTAGAGGTCGATAGGATCGAATAAAATTCTTAATAGGATTACTAAAGATAAGACTTGCTGATACTATGAGTATAACTATAGAAAAGCTAAATACAAGCTTCATTTTGAGAGTCTGAATTAGAGTTGGTTGTTGTTCTAGTTTCATAAAAATGGTACTCCAGATCGGATTCGAACCGATACTTGAGGGATTTTAAGTCCCTTGTCTCTGCCGTTGGACTACTGGAGCATAATTATTAATACCATTTTAAATGAACTGGTTCACCTTTGCAATTAAGAAATTCATTTTGTTTAAACTCTACATACTTAAACGTTCCCATCTCTTCTAGGAATAGTTTATCTCCAGATGTCATAGGATTAACATATCGTTTTCCATCACGGGTAATAGGATTAGCATTAACAATAAACCCTAGTTCACAAGCTGCTTTAAGAAGAGATTTATCCTTACCAGTTCGTGATACTTTCTTCTGAGCGCGTTCGATAACTCGATGCATTCTCTTAAGAGAACGTTCGAGATCTTTAGCTTTATCAGATACGTCGTTTAGAATGTATTGTTTCATTTAAAGTAGTGGGCCTACCAGGATTCGAACCTGGTAAGGTTATGCTTGAACTTCAGAAGTTTTTAGAATGGTCCGCCTAGCAGGATTCGAACCTGCACTGCGCCAGAGTCTCCCAGCTTCTTGTGTATAAAACAAGGGTTCTACCATTAAACTATAGGCGGTTTAATTCTAATAAATTTTATCTTGCTTCCAATTACATTAACCCTCCGTTAAAATTATCTATCTAGATGATCGAGTTGTTCCTTATATTCATCTCGTTGACGAGTACATTCAATGAGATCGTTTTGAGCTATTTGAAGCAATTCTTTAAGACGAATATTTTCTTCTCTTAGACTGTAGAGCTCTTCAACAGGCCAGGGTTTAAAATCATCATTCATTACCAAGACATAATATACAATATCTCACCAATAAGCAAGAGAAAAAAGAAAAAACTTATTACCCAACTATTCCAGATGTTTTGTAAGAAGATTTTAATTGGGTTAAATCTAATCATATGTTTATGATATTATTCTTCTTCAGCTGAGTCAAGTAAATTTTTTAACTCCTTCATCTCTAGGTCATGACGCGCTTTAAGTTCGTCACACTCTCTATTAAACTCTTTAAGCTTCTTAATATTAGGCTTTGTTAAATTTATATCACATCCACTCATAAAGATATAGTCATTAATCTTCTCAGATAACTCATCCATTCTATCCTGTATCCAGTCTAGATTCTTATAGATATCAACTATCTTTTTTATTGTTTCCATTATCTGTTTTCGTAATCTTTTAGATTTGAATATAGCCAGTGAAGTTTATTAATAAATTTGTGATATGCTTTAGTAATTTTTGGATTGTCTTTATTATTAAAAAGAGTTTCAACAAATTCATGTTTACCTATTTTCTTAATTTTATTACCTAGTGTATTATTTGGTAATCTGCCTCCGCGAGCAAATTCCTCTAGTTCATTTAATATCTCTTGTCGTTCTTCTGAGGTTTCAGCTTCTGAGTAATCCTCTTGAATAGCATCAAGTACATTTGTAATATAATTATTAAGCTCAACAGGATCAGTATAATAATCTAACGTACTTCTACCGTAATGTTTTCCAATAATCTTATATGGTTGTTTAGCATGATAGAGTTCATGAACTAAAGCATCTTTGACAAATGCTCTATCGTGTTTTATCTTATAATAATGTAATACAATATACTCTTCATTAGTTTCAGCATCATAGATATATGTACCCTTATCTGCTGAATTTTTATCAAATCCTACATAAACAGGAATCTCTTTATCTTCATCATCCTCATCATCATGAAACTTAACAATCCCTATAGTAACAAATCCTTTCTTGTTAATATAATCTTTATATACTCTTTCAGGTCCAAGGCTAATAATTTTAACCATTGGCATTTTTAATCTCTTTGGATCAAAGAGATTCATATAGAAATCTACAATATCGTTTACACTCTGTTGCTCAATACCTGATAGTCTATAGGTACGTTCAGAAATATATTGTTTAAACGATAGCATTAAATTATTTATCTACTAAACTTAATCCTTTTATCTAGTGCTTTCTGTTTACGCTTATATTTTTGTTTTGGTGTTTCAAAGTATCTTTTAGCTCTAACTGTATCCAAAATATAATCAACATCCATTTTATTTTTTAATCTTTTGAGAGTACGATCAATATCCTCTCCTTTTCTTGGAATTACTGAATGCATGATTACTTACGTTTTGGAAAAAAAGATTCTCTACGTGCTTTTTCTGAACCATACCAATGAAGCCAAGCATCCTTTAATTTTGCATCCTGTTCTGGGGTAGTAATATAATATTTTTTAATTTCGCTAAGTGCCTTATCGAAATATTCATTAACTATATTCGGATCATACGATCCTTCTTCTCTATGTTTAGTTGCATCAACTGCGTCAAGGTAAGCACGGGTTACAACTCTATAAATATCATAATCAAGCTTATGTTTTTCTATTGCTGCTTTGCTTCTTCCTATTTGTTTTGGTACACTTAAGAATTTTTGCCAGAGTATATCTTTACCTAATTGACTTGCATCGTATTTCTTGATATCAGCTTGAGCTGCTTCCTTATCTTCATGCTCTAAAGCACCAGCACGTAATTCATCACTAATGTAATCATTATCGGATTCAAGATAAACACGCTTATAAGCTTCAGCAATTAAGTGTTGGTCGTTATTCATATATTAAATATTTATAAATATTATAAATGAAACTTAAAGAATACCCATATATTTCCGGTGTACCTGCAAAATTATTTTTATATATTTCTATTGCATCATTTTCTTCTCTTCTAAGTGATCTCTCCCATTATACATGTTCTCATGATCATTGGAGTGATATTACACCTATTCGCTGGATCACAATATTTTTAAACTTCTTTGTACAAGCTTTAATTGCATGGAGAGCGTTTATCGATGGTTCTGTAGAGAGACTTGCTGAACGTGAACGTGAGGATGATAAGGCAAAAGAACTCGATCACCGTCACTAGGAGTTGCATTAATATATCATTAATATAAATCCTTATATGTCAGACTCAATCGAAACATTCAAAACAATAACAGAAACATTTGTAACAGAGGTCACAAAGTTTAGAAGTGGTAATAATTCCGCCGGGACTCGTGCACGCAAGGCTCTTCAAGAGCTTATTAAGTTTGCACGTACTGAGCGTAAATCTATTCAAGAAGAAAAGACTGCTAGAAAAGAAGCTAAGTAAAATTTGTTGGTGCTAAAGGAAGGCTCTATCTTTAATTAGATAGAGCTTTTTTTATTCCGCTGGTGGTTTTACAAACCCTTCATGAACAAGATATTCTACAATAGCTAGAAGTTCATTATCGGGGATATCTTCTTCATCTTTATCACGTTCTACAAAAATTTCTACATCATCGTCTTCTTCAACAACATCAATTTTATAACTAATACCCTTAAAATCTATATCAAATGACTTCATCATAAAATTGCAATCTTTCTATAGATATTTAATCAAATTTATGGAATATAATTTTGATTAAGGAGTTGTAAGGCTTTAACAGCTGTTGTGAGATTTAAATAAAACTTTTTATCATCCTTCATGTAAACAGTACCATATGCTGTAGAATTACTTTTACTTTCTTTTTGTATTGATTCAACACGAACCCAACCCTCTTCTGTAAAAGCATCCTGAGCCTGAGCAAGTAATCTCAAGTCCTTTTTTAATTCATCTATAGTCATATTAGTATATCTTATTAAAGATTTAGATTTTTTCTACTTGATCAATTGTTTTTTCTAACTCATCACCTTCATTCCAGTTATTACCGCAACAATCACACTTATATTTAACGGCTTTACCGACAACATTACCTGGAATTTTCTTATCAACTAAATCTAAAATTTTAGTTATAAGTCCTGTACTACCATAGTGCTCACATTCTGGATTACAGTTGCGTACCCTGTCTCCTACTCGAAATTGAGTAGGAGTTTTTTTATGAAAGTCTTTAAAGCTAAGCATACAAGTATTTATGTATGCTAGTTTATATTACTTCTTATTCTTAGCCTTAGCAATAAACTTACCGCTCTTCTTACAACGGAGTTGTTTCTTTGGCTTACGGAGTTCTGATACTTTCTTTTTATTAACAATAAATGTAGGTTTTGGCTGTAACTTAAAACCACACGTAATAAGATATTCCATACGCTCAAAGAGATAATCCTTATTACCAGCATATCGACCATTGAGAAGAAGCTTCATCTCCATAAGAATATCTCTCATTGTATCACTACCGACAATACTCTCAGTAACAAATTTCTCCCTATTAATAATCATCTGCCTGTTAACATAAAGAGTATTACCGATCTTATTCAGAGTATTATACTTTGAACGAAGGGTATAGTTAATAATGGAATCAATCATGTTTGTCATATTTCTAGTTATAGATTAAAGCAAAAGAATATGCAACTCTTTTAATTTCTCTATTGATTATCTATTAAAGCGGTCTAAATTTAAGATATGGATAAATTTGCTATCTTTCACATTGACGGTGGTTGTGGAAAAAATATTGTAGGTACGGCTGTAGTTAAATCTATTAAAGCTGCCTACCCTGAACATAAAATTATTGTAGTATGTGCGTACCCTGAGGTATTCATTCATAATCCAAATATCTACCGAGTGTATAAATTTGGCAATATACCATATTTTTACGACGACTATATTGATAAAAAGGAAACAAAGATTTTTAGAATGGAGCCTTATCATACCGAAGACTTACTTTATCGGAGGAAGTCCTTAGCTGGTATTTGGTGTGATACATTCGGTATACCTTGTATTGATGACAAGCCAAATATTTTCCTAACAGAGCGTGAAATTATCTTTGCTCAACAACAGATGCAGAAAGATGGTCCTGTTCTTCTCATTCAATCTAGTGGAGGTGCTGAGCAACAGGGTCATCCATATTCATGGTCAAGAGATTTACCACCAGTATTTGCTCAAGAAGTTGTTGATGCCGTTCGCGGTAATTTTAGTAAGATTCTTCATATCCGTAGAGACAATCAACCAGATATTGGTGGTACAATTAAAATAACAGATAGCTTTAGAAATCTTTTCTGTTATATTGCTCTCTCTGATAAGTTTCTTTGTATTGATTCTTTTGCTCAGCATGCAGCAGCAGCTTTTAATAAGTCAGCAACAGTAGGGTGGATTTCTAACTCACCTGTTGTATTCGGTCACGATATTCATACTAATATTGTTGCTACTGGAGCTGAGACTTTCCGTCACCGTATAGATAGTTATCTTGAATCAGATGACTGGACTGGTGGTAGATTCCATGAATGTCCATATGATAATATTAATAAGATGTTTGATAAGGATCAGTTTGTTGAATCTCTATTAGGTTCAAAAACAGGTGAATTATTATTTGATATGCCGAAAACTGTTAATACAATTACCATGTAATATGATATTCTTTAACTCCTCTATGCCTCGTAGTATGAGTACACTTCTGCAGTGTATTCTCAATCAAAATCCTGAAATTGCAGCTACACCAACTGACCCTGTATTAGAATACTTGTATGGAGCTAGAATGAACTATACAAGTACACCGGAAGTTAAAGCTATAGATCCAGAAATTGCTGCTAAGGCATGGAAAGGGTTTTGCTGGGGTGGATTAGAGGGGTATGCTAATAGTTACTCAGATAAGCCTAATCTCTGTATTAAGACAAGAGGTGGTACAATTCATTACCGTTGGTTTGAGCATATGATGCCTTATAAGCCAAAAATGATTTGTATGGTAAGAAATTTAAAAAGTGTATTTTCTTCGATGGAGAAGATTTATAGAAATAGTCCAGAACACCATCAAGCTATACAGAATCACGCGGAGATGAGAGGAACATCAACGGCAAAACGTATTGACGCATGGGTTGCAGGGCCTCCAGTAGGTCTTGCTTTAGAACGTCTTCAGCAAACAATGCTAGAAGGCATTAATAAGGAGGTTCTTTATATTAGGGCTGAGGATCTTACATCGTATCCTGAAAGAGAGATGAATAAGATCTATCAATATCTTGGATTGAATCCCTTTAAGCACGACTTTAATAATGTTGAGCAGTCAATTAAGGAAGATGACTCTGTTTACGGTTTAACATCCGATCTTCATACTATCCGTCAATCTGTTCAACCTCTTACACCTGACTACAATACAATTTTAGGAAAACAGGTATGTGATTGGATAGATAATAATTTTGCTTGGTATCAACAGGGATTCGGGTATACTAAATAGCCCAAGGAATAGAAGAAAGAGCAAGAACTGCAGAAGCCTGAGCAAGAACTGTATCATTTGTCCAATTTCCAGCAGCAGCATATTGATCAGGTCCATCCCAAAGAATAACAGCTTGCGGTAAACCTTTAATTCTAGCAATAATTCTCTTTTGAATAAATTGATCTCTGATAGCTTGTATTACGATAGGGTCAGGTAGAGTTATAATTTGTTCAGGCTGCAATATAATGTCCATATATTTTATTTATATTAAAATTTTAAAATTAAAAGATATTATCTTACAACCTGTACACACACCAGTGTCGCGTCTTCATTACCTGTACCGTAACGCGCTGTTTGTAAAGTGAATCCTGTTGTTGACAGTGATACACCATTAGCTATATTACAAGCAACGTCAGAGTTACTATTTGGGGTTTGTGCTGTTGCCGTTACACTGTAATTTGCATCTGGCATAGCTGTACCAAACGTAAAGACATAGGTACCAGTACCTGATCGAGATACACTTAAATTACCGCTTCCATTCGTCGTTATAGCACCATTAGATGTATTAACACTAAAATTTATCCATGCTCGTACCCCATAAACTGGAGCTACAGAACCGTAACCGGAATTCATTCGGAAGGTACCAAATGCCTGTACACCTCCAGAAGAGTTCTGTCCATTTAAGACAATATCACTACTACTATTTGTATTAATCCAGATTGAACCGTCTGATGCCGTAATATGTAAATTACCATCATCGTTTATATAACTATGACCGTTAAATGATATAGCATTATTACTTGGAATATTATTAGTCTGTACTGTTGTCTGTTTGAGACCAATCATACCTGATTGAGATACAGTGAGTGTTGTTGCTGTATAGGGACTATTAAGAAACTCAATACCACCAGTATAGTTAGCTCTAAGGTACATACTAGCTATACCGTTACCACCAACTACTCTAATAAAGTCATTATAATAATTTCCTGCACCTCCTCCACCCTTATCATTTCTACCTGTAAAGAGTAAGGATGAATCTGTAGCTCCAGAATAATTAGATGTTATTATACCAGCAGCTGCTATTGCTCCTTGTGATGAAATATTATTAACGTAAGTATAGTTAGCAGCTGTAGCACTTAACCCGGTACCAAGAATAAATGTATTAGCAAATCCTTTTGTATCATTACCGGATCCTGCTGCAATAAACGATCTTAATCCAGAAGATATGTTATAAGCACCACCTGCGATAGATGAGTATGTACCTGATGCTGTATTATTACCTCTTATTGGTCGTATGGAACTTGTAGCATTGATTAATGTATAAGGAATAGTAGAAACAGTTTGATATGCTGTATTCCAGTTAGCGCTATTAGATTTTGTCATTGTATACGCGCTAGTCCATTGATTACTACACGCAGGAATTCCGGTTACACATATATCAGAGCCAATAATAATACCAGAGCAAATATTATTTGTATATGTGTAATCATTTGTAGGTGCATTAATATTTGATCCCAACACGAACACATTACATGCACCACTAATTGTATTACAGCAACCACCTGCTATAAATGACATAGAACCAAGAGGACTTGTTGAATTGAAATTCTGTATACAATTCTTATAACCACCGACAATAGTAGATGCAGATATACCAGCAAAATTAGCATTAATGCAAGCTCGACTAGATATTACATTACTTCTTCCACCTATGATAGTGGAATCTTTAAGAGAACTTTGAGTACAAGTACTAGCACCGGTATTTTCGTTAATACCATCTGCGGTCATACAAACTACATTACCATACCCGTTCAGAATACCCACATTATCTATTATTGCTGACGCACAATCATACGAGCAGGCAGTAACACAATTACTATTACCTGATCCAATTACGGTGTTGTTAATTATTGCACACGTATTGCAACCGAACTGACTACTACAACCTACTGTATTAATTGTATTACTGCAACCGTTTATAATAGAAGCGTTTGTTATACAACTATGAGAATTAATATAACCGTAATTGTAAGAGCAAATTACATTTAAGTTACCGGATCCTATAAATGCAGCAATTAAACAGGCAGCATAGCTACTATCTGTTGAACCTAAACTAATACAATTGTAACTACCGGCACCGATTATAGAATAGTCACCACATCCGCAGTTATAAAAACCACCGCCAATAAATGCCTGGCTGGCACTTAGTGAGTTATGTGCACCGCCTACAATAGAGCTATTAGCACCCAATACATAATTGCTACCTCCTCCAACTATTACCGACGATCCAGTATTACATTCTGAACTTGTACCGTCAATACAGTTACAATAACCTGCACCAATAAAATTATTACCATTATAAGCTGATGACGTGTTATGAGCACCACCGACAATAACGTCGGTTCCGCTATAACCAGATGTTGTATTACAATACCCGCCACCTATAAAACTACTTCCGTTATATCCACTTTCAGTATTGTATGTACCGCCACCAATAAAATTACCTCCACAACAGCTTGTTATTTTATTAGTATTACCACCTACTATTACACCATAATTGCCTAAATTACAGTTATTTAAACCACCTCCAATTACAGCATTACTTACATAGCATCCAAGAGCTACATTATTATAACCGCCAGCTATAACAGTACCCTCTATGAGATAATTGCTATTAGAGCTGGAAATAATTCTATTACGCACACCACCACCGATAACAGAATCTGTTATACAAAATCCTGATAGAGCATTACACGTTCCACCAACAATTGTTGATGTACATATACTACCAGCACCGCCCCCATCCCATCCGTTTTGGCAAATAGAATTGTTACATCCATTTAAAATTGTGCTATTTTGTATATGACCATCATCATAACCTGTATTAGCAATAACACTATTACCAACACCACCACCAATAAAAGTATTACAGATACAAGCTCCTGTATCTAGACCAACGCCTTGAGAACATACAAATACAGTATTATTACAACCGGAAAAAATTGATACATTATAATTACAAGCACCAGCATATATAGAAGTATTAGTAGCGCAAATATTATTATTCTGACCGCTACCTACATAAGAACAAACTGAACCTATGGATTGATTGTTACCAATAGTTGGTAAAATAGAAGATGTAGAAGGTATTAATGTATAGGCTTGACTAGAAAGTTTACTAAATGTGGTTGCGTTATATGTTGGATTATTTGTGGCTGAAGTAGAATTTACATAATTATAAGCACTATTCCATAAATTACTATTACCACCGCTTGCGTATATTACTTTATTTGATGAAATGCTACCGTTAACAGTTAACGCAATACCCGGAACAGGATTTGAAGTATAAATTCCAACACCAGGTAAACCTAATGAAGCACCAATATGCATTACTTCACCATTGGTATTACCATCATAGAAAGAAGCAATGTCGCCAGATCCTTTTTGTATAATGTATAAACCAGGTCCCTGACTGTTAACTACAGCACACAAAGCACTTGTTGTTGTAAAGAAAGTGTTGGCAAAATATGCGCTACCTTGTGCTGAGATATTCCCAGTAAATGTTACACTGCCTCTTACTGTACCGCCAGTTAAATTAAGGTAATTTGATTGTACATAGCTTGTTGTAGCATAAGAACCGGAATTAGCTTTTACACTAGTATAAACACTATTCCATTGACTACTGTTTCCGGTTTGATCATAAACCAAAGCATTACCACTAATACCACCGACAACAGTAAGATTCTGATTTGGAGTATCGGTACCGATTCCAATTACAGAAGAAAGAGAATAACTATTAATTAAGTTTGGCATTTTATTTTATAGTGATTCAATGACATTCATGTTACCAACTAGAGTTGCTGGAGTTGCACCACCTGCTGCTATTATTTTAGCTGTTAAGAAAATCTTGTCAGCATCTGTATATTGAATATTAGATCCGAGGTTAAGGAAGTTTAACTGAGTATTAACGTTAATTGTATCACCTGATGATGCATATCCTGTTAATAACTCCCAACCTCCACCCATATTAGCATAGCCACTAGGTTGACTACCTGTTAGTCCAGTTGTTGAAGTACAGGGCCAATACTGAATTGACTTACCTGTATTAACAGGAGTTGGTAATCCACTTAATCCTGGGTTTAATAAGAGCCGCCAAAAGATGAGTGATTGACTCGAATTTTTGCCTGGTCCATTAGCAGTATCTTGAATACCAATACTCTGAACCTGAATGTCTCCTCTCTGCCATGGTTCACCAAATCTCTGACCGACTCCTAGAATAACTACTTCTTGGTTTAAATTACAGTTAATTATTGTATTATTATATACGGAAGAAAAATAAGGATTAAGCTCAACATTTGCTTCAACGTTAATAGAACAACCGAACATAGATATTGTTGGGTTATAATTAACAGTTCCTGTATTATAAATTTCTTTTCTAACTGGCATTGCTGGAGCATTAGCATAAGGAGAACCAAATTGACCGTCAAAGGCCATTGTATGTAGAATGACTTCACCCTTATCGGTTACCTTACCGAAACGAACTTGATTAGTTCTATTACCAATAATATCTAACCAATAGGTATGGGTTCCGTGGAAGGCAGTTTGTATTATATTTCCAGTACTAGCCCCTGAACTATAATTACCAACACTTAATGGGTAGGTTAGAGTAATAGAAGGAGTAGCCGTATTATAGGACTGAACAATAGCAGGTCCGTTAAGCGTAAACGGAGTAAATCCATTTACAGTAACTTTAGAACCAATAGGGAAGGCACTAGCCTGAGCAGCATTTGTTACACTATATCGTACATTCCAAACTGTAGTACTACCAACGGAAACAGCAGTAACTGTTGGAGTTATTGTATTAGTAGTATAAGCAGATAAGGCAGGTAAATTCCAGTTCTCTCCACTCGGTCCATTACCATCTATTTTATCACCATTAAATTGACTTCTTGGTACTCTTGTTTCCAGTAGAGATCCATCCATTAATCTCATACGAACAACCGCGTTCATGTCCCCGCCTGATAATTCAAAGAAGAAACCATTAAAGCCAGTAAACCAACCCTTACGCTTTACAACATTTGTATCATAACCATCCCAGCACCAGGTACCAAAATACTGCATACCTACACCGGGACGTAGTTTATGTCTACGACGACTTGTTCTAATTGCTGTAGCTCCATTTGCCGTCCCTGATGTCATCAATGTACTAGCATAATTCTGAACATAGATACTAGTTGCCGTCGACGTAAAGGATTCAATCATTCGATAATCTCCATCCTTATCAGTTGTTGAATTATACCACCATTGTTGACCGAGTATAGCAGTTCTTGCACGACCGGTTTGATCAAGCTGATAACCTGGTGCGTTACTTACTAACTGAATACCAGATGGTATTGTTGAAACAGCATTTGTTATCGTAGCACTTAATGAGGTTACAGGGTTTGTTGTAGTAACCGAAAGGGGCTGTGGTAGTACGTAACTACTAGTCGGATTTAATAATGAGGTTAAGTAGATCATCGTCGTGTTTATTTATTCGTTATTGTACAAGCCTCCATCCGTATGTACCACCAACATAGATAGCTTTTAGAGAAAAACCTGCAATATTCATAGCAACTGTTTGATTTTGATTCTCTATGTTAGTAGAAGCAGATAGAGTAAAATTATTAGTAGCCCAGGTATAATAGGGGTCCATAAATCCAATTACTGTTCCAATGGTCGGTGTTGTAGGTAATACGCCAGTAACTCCAGAAGTTGTAGTATCTACCATATAATTACCAGTTGGTACATTGACAGAGAAATTACTATTTACGTAAGCATATAACGGGTTATAGGTACTCGAACTAACCGTTACTACACTACTGTTTGTTATAACACCATTACCAAGAACCTGGACATCGATTAAAGCTCCAGCTCTAGGGGTAAAATTAAGGTTAAGATAATTCGTTCCACTATATGTTATTGTAAAGTCTGTAGTAGGAGTTTGAATAGCTCCATTTAGAGATACAATATACGCTGCAGCATTCGTGAATGGCGCTGTTGTGCTAAGATTAAAAATAGATGTACTGCCATTGGTAATAAAAGAGTAAGCGCTTAATGGATTATTCCATCCTGCAGAATTATTTTGAACCAGGGTATAAGAAGTATTCCAATTAGCACTATTTGAACTAACAGTTGTATAGGTTGATTGCCAATTACTACTTAGAGAGGTTAATCCAGTAGCTAATGTATAAGCAGTATTCCAATTAGCACTATTAGCTGATACCGTTGTAAATGTACTATTCCATTGACTACTATTACCTGTACCATCATAAACTAATCCCTGTGAAGAGATATTGTTAACAAATGTAAAGTTATTAACAGCACTAACAAAAATATTAGATCCTAAGATAAATGAATTATTAGCACTTAATGTATTATTAGTGCCACCGATAATAGAAGAATTATCTCCATATACGCTATTATACACACCACCGAGAACACTCGATGAACCTAACGAATAGGGAGCTGTAGGAGGAGTAAAATTACCTGAATAAGGAGAATAACCGTTAAACACTCTTACCTCATCAATATAGCCTGTATAAAAACTACCTCCACCAGAATTACCTATACCTAATCTAAAATTCCAGTTATTACTGTAATTAGCACTGTCAGCATATGTACCAACACTAACACCATTTAAATAGAGTGTTGTAGTACCACTAACTCGACTTAAAGCAACGTGATTCCAAACATTTGGTGTAAAGCTAGATATTATTAGATCACTACCAGTAGATGTTGTGCGATAACTTATATTTCCGTTATTTACGTATATACGAGGATTTCCAGCACTACCAGTAGTATAGTTTCCAAGTATAAATCCAGTATTATTACCACTATTATTGAACCATAAGTCGACTGAAAAATTACCAGTTCCTATTGGGGAGTTTGTATTAATAGCTAGGAAAGCTGATCCTGGAAAATAAATTCCATTATTAAATTTACCTGATACACCTACTGTTAAATTACTCGGATTAGTGACTGTAAGCCCATATATTGAAGAATCAGCAATTCCGATAAATGAATCAAAATGTAATAATATTCTAGGGTATGGACCTAAGCCATATGTAGCTGTATTTTGTTTACCATTAACAATAGTAGAATATTGACTACTGGCAGTATTACAAAATCCGTTATTAATTGCTACACTCAATGCAGTTGCACAATTTAGTGAACCATTTAATACATTAGAGAAATTACAAAAATTTACATTACACGTTCCATTTAAAATAGTACTATAATTTGCCTGTAAATTATTACCACAACCATTACCAATTAATAAACCAGCACCAGTTATTGAGTTACAAATACCATTTAATAAAGCAGAAGTACCACCACCGTTAATAGTATTATTACAACCTGTACCAATAAATGTTAAACCACTATTAACAGTATTACATGAACCATTACCAATAAACGATAAAGCTGCTCCAATATACCCTGAAACACCATTAGTAATTGTACTACAAGATGCACGGCCATAACTACTAGATATAGTATTATTACTACCTCCTAAAATTGTAGCGCTACCTGTACAAGAATTAGGTAAACCACAATTAGTAGCTCGTATTAAATTTTGATTACCGGTTAAAATAACAGAATTATAAACGTTGGAATAACTATTACCAAAAGCAACACTACTATAATAGCCAGATGCTGTATTACAAATTTGATTTTGTACACCACCTAAAATTATAGAATTTGTAATACAAGATGTCCCGGCTCCATCACTACATCCACTATCGTTAGCGTCGGTACCAACGGCATAAAGAGCATTATTACATCCCCCTAAAATAGACGAATTACAAATATATCCATAGTTAGGGTGATTTTGATTAGGTGTAACAATACCATATCCGGATAAAATATTATTACCAATTACTGTATTGACAGACGATGTAGACGGGATATACGTAAAGGCTTGACTAGATAACTTACTAAATGTTGTTGCATTATAGCCTGGATTATTTGTAGCAGAAGTTGAATTTACATAGCTATATACACTATTCCAGCTAGCACTATTTGCTGTTAAAGTTGTATAACTACTATTCCAGTTAGCACTTAATGTAGGTATTTGACCGAGATTGGCAGATGTACTTGTTGCACTTAAAGCCGAGAGACTAACTGTGTTACCATTACTAATAGATAAAGCCGCGGTATTAGAGTTGAAGGAAAGAGTTTGCGGTGTACCACCTGCACCCCAACTAGCGCTATTGCCTTGTACGGTTGTATAGGTATTATTCCAGTTAGCAGAACTTGAAATGACTACACTATTAACAGCTGCATTTCCGCTTCCACCGCTACCGCTCCCTGTTGAGAACAATGTAGCAATATCTACACCACCGGAGAGGTATTGACCAGTGACGTTTAAGGTACCGTTCATTGTACCGCCATTAGCAAATTGTTGAGCTACTGAGCCTCCACCTCCTGCGTACTCAGCCATGACAGCAGCCTTCTTAAGATACTTCTCCATGTACTCCTCAAGAAGTTTCTTAATACTCTCCATTTTAACAGGTTCGGTTTCGCTAATAATATCAGTACTAAGTTTATCAAGTTCTAATGTATAATCATTAGCTGTTTTTTTAGCAGCAGGCGGTTTAGATTGTCTCTCCAGTTCCTGAATATAATCGTTCTTTGGTGTAGCAGTAACAATAGGAGCTTTTGGTACTTCTACCGGTATTTCTTCTTCAATCTCTTCTACAATCGGTACTTTAACTTCAGGGACAGTAGGATCTTTTGGGTTTGCCAATATATCCTTTAATTTACCTAAAAAATCACCAAAATTGTCTTTATCTTCTAAAATCTCTTCAGACTCTTCTATAGCTATTACTGGTTGTTCTACAGTAGCTTCAGTAGAAGGAAGGTGAGCCTGAACTTGTTTAGCAATTTTTTCTTGTAAATTAGCTAAGGTAACAGCAAGAGGAGTAACAGTTTCCGGAGCCTCAAGTCCTTCCATAATGGCCTTGTGCTCTTTCTCTACATTAATCTTTTGGGAAAGATTAGATAGAAAGTTTATTAACGGATCCTGTTCCACGTCATTATTTAAAGTAAAAACCCTTAAATTATAGTGCTTTAGACTTTATTATCTTATTTAGATAACTTCTTAAATGTTTAGTATAATTTATAGGAGCTGTGGTAGCAGCATAATTAGAATTACTTTCACGAATAAGAGCAGGTGGTGCAGATATTTCATGAAAATCTGAGGGTAAATCAAATGCTAATGTATCTATAGTTGAATGAGGTAACTCTACCTCTTCACAAACTGCTAATTTAAATTTTACATTATCGAAAACTTCGCCATCAGATAGCTGCACACTTGTCACTAGATAATTATCACCTGTTGACTCAGTAATAATTTTATGAACAAATTCACTACCATTAGTAACAATTACAGCAACATTATCAAGACTCTCTTCAAAAGGTCTACAATAAATTACATTTTCCGCACCTTCTATATCTACAAACTTACATGTTGTATTATTGTTTATTAAAATATCATTAAGCACATGAATATTTAAGACATAAAAACAGATTTCAATGATGCAGATAGCTGTATTATTTCAATTCCATAATCTTTTGCAATGTTTTCAGGTGAATATGATTCATCAAATTTATATGACTCTACATAAACTATCTTTTTAATTCCGTAAGCTGCTAATGTTTTTAGACAATCATTACAAGGAGCGTGAGTTATAGCAGCAAGATAACACTCTCCAGGCTTTATCATTCTACAAGCATTAACCTCAGCGTGAATTACTCTTTTATGTTTTTCCACTCGATTGTGCCACTCAATTTCTACTCCTGATGGAGCTCCATTATACCCTAAACTTGCTACTGTATGATCATATCGTAAAAGACAACAACCAACTTTAGTTCTTGGATCTTCTGATCTTAATGCTGCCACCATTGCAAGTTGCATGGCGTATTCATCCCATGAAGGTCTACTCATAGCTTTAAAAAGATATCCCATTCAGGAATATTCTGGTGATTGTTAATATAAAGCATTGTTGGAACTGCTCTAGGCTCATATGGTTGACGGATGAGTTTGAGTCCAGCTTCTTCAGGTGTTCTATTACCTTTCTTATGATTTACTTCTTTGTGGGAGAGAACACAATTTGTCCATGTTGTCCTACCTCCCTTACTTCTTGGTAAAACATGATCGATATTTGCTTCATTCGGTGTTAGCTTCTTACCAGTATATTGACAGGTACCTTCATCTCTATTCCAAATAGCTTTAGATGAAAATTTCGGTCTTCTCTTTGGAACTTTATCATATTCACATAACACAATAACCTTGGGGACCTTTATTTGACCACGTATGGTGCTGACATATTCAGCCTTTTCATCAAAAGGTAGAGAGACCCAATTCTCCCACTTGTATGGTACCATATTATCAAAGCCGGCGATATCTAAGCCTGTAGCGTTACCTACATACATCATAGAAAGAGCCTCTGCCGCTGATTTTACATGAATTGCTTGCCAATTTCGGTTTAAAATAAGAACGGATGCGCAGTTTAAGTTAGTCATAAATTAAAATTGTATTTTAAGTGTAGTAAAAGATGTTATACGATTCAAGGTATAATCTTTAAGAAATTCGCCAGTTATAATAATATTATTCTTTTTAAGATAAAAATTCTCTTCAGTATATTTGTTAATAATATCGTATTGATTGAGATAAGGGTAATTTGTAGGTGATGTAGTATTATTAGTATCAGCAAAACATACAGTACATAGAATTAAAAACAATAATAATGTTTTCATTTCTTCTTATATTTATTTTTTTTAAAATGTCTTAAATGAGGTACATACTCTGGTGGATAATATTTTTTACGTACCTCTTGATAGTACTTTCTATCTTCTGGAGTCATATTTACATAACCATCAATTTTGTAAATACTCATAAATATCTGGAGTTACTTGCTTCCTTGCCTCCTCTGATAGGACATTTGAAATCCATGAAAGAGCTTCCCTCTTTTTACCGTCTCTTATAAATTTTGGTATTTCATTTAGATCATCAAAATTTTGTTTAATATAATGTCGTCGTCCGCCTCGTTTCTCAGCTAAAAGTAGTGTAGCATTACCTACCATACACTCATTCTTGTACCATTGATAAACATGACCTGCAAAAGTATCTGCGTAAAAGTACGCTAGTATATCAAAATCATTATTGTCGTCCATTTCCTTTAACAAAAAATTTAATCTTAACTAGCTCCATTGTTTTTTCAGTTACAATAAAACGGAATGGCTTATTTTTATACTGCTCTTGCTCAACGTAAATAGCACGATTTATAATTGATTCTCGCTCCTCGTAGGTAGGTTCATATTTAAAGACAATTGTCCTCGTATATGACTTTTCGTTCTTAACTGGTTTTTTTGCTTTAGTAGCTTGTTTTGCCATACCACCTATAATAGCGATATTATAAATTAATTCAAGCGAATACTTTCAGGTTTTGTAGAACGAATATAAACTTCACCGTATACCTCTAAAACACCCATAGCAGCTTGAAATTCACGTTGAGACATCTTATCCCAATTCTTAAGCTTTCTATAGGTCTCATCAGCCATTGCTTTATAATGAGATTCTTTATTATCTTTTTTAGCATGTCTAATAGCATCTTTATATGGAGCAAATTTTGCCTTGTAATGAATTGCTGTAAGTAAACTATATCCACCTTTCTTACGAGTCATTTTTTCAATCTTAATAGCTCCAGCTAAACGCTTATGGAGAAACTCTAAAAAGCTTTCTGCTGTATTCAATCCCGACTTAACTGCTTCCATTAATGCTTCTAATCTCATAGAATTATTTATGCTTCACAATTTGCACAAGCTAGAATAGAACGAGCTAATTCTTGTGCAGGATTGGCTGAACGCTGATAATACAAAGCTTTAATTCCCTGTTCCCAGGCAAATATCATAAGTTCATTAACGTCCTTAGGTTTGGTATTCGGTGGAATCATTACATTTAATGACTGACCCTGATCAATGTATTTCTGACGACCAGCAGCTTGAATAATGACTTCTTTTTGACTAATCTCACCAAACGTCTTAAAGACATCTTTTTCATGTTGCGTTAAGAAATCTAAATGTTGAACAGAACCGCCTTTCTTTAAGATAGACATCCATGTCTCATCATCATGCTTTCCTTTCTCTTTAAGAAGATGTTTGAGGTAAGGGTTCTTAAAAGTAAACTTACCTTTAGCCAAATCCTTGACATAATAATTTGAATTCTGTGGTTCAATAGATGGACTTACTTGACCGAGAATGAATGAACTAGAAGTGGTTGGAGCTACAGCAAGTGTTGTTGTATTCCTACGACCGTACCCCTTAAGAATAGGTGGTTCACCAAATTCCTTAGCAAGTTCTACAGAAGCTTTATCTGCTTTATCTCTAATTGTTTTCCAAATTTGAGTATTAAGAAGCTTTGCTTGCATGGATTCAAATGCTACCATCTTCTGTTGGAGAAGAGAATGCCATCCGAGAACACCAACACCAATTGCTCGTTGATTAATAGCGAAGTTTCTAGGGTGATCCATGAACTTCATTCCTTCGGTCTTATTAATGAATTCTGTCATTACAGCATCGAGAAAATAAACTAACGTTTCAACAGCATCTGTTTCCTTCCACTCTTCCCAACGCTCAAGATTTAACGAAGATAAATCACAAACAAATGATTCGTCTTTTCCATTGGAGAGCATAATCTCTGAACACAAATTGCTATGATGAATCTTTAATTTCTTATCCTTATAGACTTGAGGTGCTTGATTGTTAGCATTATCAGAAAAGAAGATATAAGGATATCCAGATTCAAAACGCTTCTTAATAACTAATCCCCAGATGGCACGCTTCTCCTTATCACCTTCCATCATAGCTTTCATCCACTTATCAGTGATACAGACACCAATTGAAAGATTCTGAATATCATCTCCTTCTCCTCTAATCTTAAGAAATTCTTCAATATCTGGATGATCAATAGGAAGGTAAGCTGCAAACGACCCACGACGAACATTACCTTGAGAGATATAATTCGTTAATGACTCAAAGACAGATAACTGATGATGTACGCCTGTTGCTTCACCACCTGAAGAAATCTTAGCCCCTCTTGGTCGAATTGCTCCAAAGTATCCTGATGTACCACCACCCACTTTTGACATAACACCTACTTCGGACATCTTATAAAGAATATCATCCATATCATCATCTACATATGAACCAAAGCACGAGATTGGTAATCCGCGATCACGACCAAAATTGGACCAGATAGGAGATGATAAGGAATAAAATCCCTTATGCATATAGTCCTCAAATTTATGAGCAAAGCCTTTTTTCTTAAGAAGCTTTTCAGCTGTCTTGGCAATGTCAGTAATACGTTGTTCAGCAGTTTCTCCTTCTAGAAGGTAACCCCTTTCAAGAAACTTTCTTGAATCCTTATTAAGCCAATAGATATCCTTATGCATATAGTTTTATATTAATAGCTAGTTTATAGATAACAACTAGAATAGGTCGTCTTCTGAAAATGATTGATTTTTCTTTGCGTATTCCGTGGGCCTACTATGAAAAAAGTCGACCATATTATTACCGTGAAGTTCTTCCTCAAACCATGTTGATGCTTTTAATAACTCTGTATCAACCTCGAATGGTTTATGAAAGCCAATACCTTCTAAAGAATGATTAATTCTGTTCTTAATAAACTCTTTAAGAAGAGGAGCATTAAGATTCTCTTCATCAATACCGTTAAGCATCCAATCTACAATCTCAGCTTCTGCTTTAAATGCTTCATGGGCTTCATGTAGAATCTTATCCTCTAATTCCTTATCAAAAAGCTCAGGATATTCTTCTCTGATTGTATTAATAATCTTTGTACCAACAAGACCGTGAATATTTTCTTCATTTCTTGTGTATTTTACCTGTTGATCGGTATCCTTAAGAACGTTCTTAAAACGTGCAAACCAATTAATGACGTAGAACTGACTAAAGAGAGATACATTCTCAAGAAGAAGAGTAAAAAGAGTTATAGCATAAAGATACTGTTTCTTGGAATCCTTAAAACAGCGTTTTGTATACTTCTTAAGATACTTCACTCGACCTTGAATCCAAGGGAGCTCTAAGTTTTTTTCAAATATATCTTCTAAACCAAGTACTGAAAGCAAACGTTCATAAGCATTATTATGAATAACTTCAGTATTAGCCATCACATAACCAAGATCGTAAATTGAGGGATGTGGTAGATTATCTCCTAAGCGTGCCCAGAAAGTCTTAATTGATACTTCAATCTGACCAATAGCCGATAATACTCTAATAATAGCTTCTCTTTCTTGGTCTGATAAATTTACTTTAAATTGTTGTATATCGGATTTAAAACTGAATTCCTTATCAGTCCAGAAGCCATTATGCATAGCTTCGATGAATTCCTCTGTCCATTTATAGTTGTTAGGTTTGCGTGATATTTGTTCGTCGAAGATTGCCATATGTGTCAGTATAATTTATTAAAATTTTAGTGATAATCTCGAAGGATATCACAGGAAAAATTTATATTTTCTAAATAGAATTATAGACTAAATACCCCTAATTATCAAGGTTATTTTCTGACTCTTTCCACACAACGTAACCCGCTTTTTCATCATAATCTAATGAAATATTCATAGATTTTTGATATCCTGACCAACACGCTCCGCAAATAAGCTTACGTGTAATTTCATTCCAATCCGTCCAACAGATTATCTTCCACAATACATCTCCAAGGTAATAAAAAAAGTATGCAAGTAAGGTGTAGTATTTTTGTTTCATATGTATATTATTGGCAGTGATAATTTTGATAGCGACGAGCTGCTTTAGCGGTTAGACCGCCCTTACCTTCTAATTTACGAGCCTTTGAACAGGTTAATTTGCCCTTAACCTGGCGTTTGAGAATACCGGGATGACGTGGTTTATCTATATTCTTTTCTGTCACGTATTCTTTAAATGTCATAATAGTATTTATGGAGCGTAGAGCCAGATTTGAACTGGCGATTTTATCCTTTTGCAGAGGATTGCCTTTGACCACTCAGCCATCTACGCGTTAAAATTGGCGGACAGGGTAGGATTCGAACCCACGGTACCCTTTCGGGTACTTCTGATTTCAAGTCAGATGCAATAGACCAACTCTGCCACCTGTCCATTCATTTATATTAGAGTATTTAAGTATTAAGTCAAGAAAAAAAATGGAAGGAGCGGTGGGATTCAAACCCACGGAACCTTATTAGGGTTCAATCGATTAGTAATCGATCACTTTAAATCACTCAGTCACGCTCCCGTTAAGTTTTCTACCTCTGCCTCTATTTTTACCTTTATATGTAGGTAGTATAGAGTCGCAATTATTACAAATCACTCTAAAATTCTCTAATTCACAATTTTTAGCAGATCCGTCTATGTGATCGCATACAAGAGGTATAGCATGTCCTCTCCATTCAGACAGACCACATATTTGACATTTATGTCCATATTTGTTAATTAGATATTTACGTATACGGCTCCTTATACCTGCTTCGTGAAGTTTTTTATATTCACCGCTTTCAATAAGTTGTGTATTGTATGCCAATGTACGTTCTACAAATTTCTTTCCTTTATTCGTACCGGGTCTACCTTTCTGTTGACCAGCATTACGTAGCTTTACATTATTTTTAATAAGAAAACTTGAAACAGGCCCTGGTCTTATTTTAAATTTTAATCCTATTTGTTTGCATGTTAATTTTTCATCAACATACATTTTTATTACATCTTCTTTAAAAGGTTCTAGTTTAGATTTCATAGTGGTTTATTGCATCCGTTATTATTTATGTGTGCAATAAACCTTTATCCGTTATTTGATATCATTAGTATATACTAGCTCTCCACAAAAGGTAAAGCTAATATTTCCACTATTATTGATAATTAGTCCTTCCCCTGGATAGAGAATAGTATTATCAGCTGGTGTTACAAAGTCTCCAGCTACTATTCCGTTTGAAATATAAATGTACGTTACACACCCTCCATTACCATCAGGGGTAGAGAGAGCATCAGAGTAGTCTTGAAATCCTGTAGAATTAGAAACAAACTGTTGAAGAGTAGTATGTTGTCTAATACTAATTGCTAAAGTTTGTCCTTGAAGCTCAGCTGGTACATTTGTAGCTGTAATAATGTTTTGTGTATTTGTAGTTATATCAAAAACATATCCATTATAGTTTGTACTTGTAACTTCTATATAATGAGGAATGTCTATAATATTATTTGTTATGACATTATTAATTGTAAATGTCTCTCCATCTACTATAGCATTGCCACTATAGATAGGAGGATTAATAAACGGGTTAGTTACTAGACACCATCCACCAGGAAAGGACATTGTATCATATCCATAGACTGGAGAATACGCTACAGAGGTCTGTGCTTTAAGTGATGCTAGGCTTAGCAACAAGATTAGTAACCACTTCATATATAAAGTATATAGATAATATTGTATAAATCAATTATTTTTTATAACGAAAATAAAAAAATAATGTAATAATATAACAAATAATGCCAAAACAATAATTTACAAATAACCAGAGTTGAAAGCTTGTATTGAACAGGTAAAGCATTGCAAAGATATACCCTGTGAGAACTAAAAATAACATCCATGGAGAAAAATCATGTGCTGATTTTGTTTTAAAAAGCTTATAGAGCTGAGGAAACCAACTTATTGACCAACATAAAGACATAAGGAACCCACAAATTTCAATGGCATTTTTCGTAATCTGCACATTAAATATTTAATCATATGCTAACGGAATATATTTTTGAGGTAATAACAGATAAGAATCCTGTAATTCTTAATGTTACGGCTATCTCAAAAGAAGATGCTATAAAAAAACTTGAAGAGCGTTACGGTAAGGAAGTAGACTTTAAGCTATTAGATTTAAGAAGGCTTATCTATTAACAGATTTAAGTAATCCGTTTACTATTTGTATTTGTAACTTCACTCTATCCTCTAAGCTATATGACTTAATAGGTGTCTCTATGGTTACACTAGGGATATCACGTTTTCTCAATGCTTTCTCAAGTGTTCCTGCTGTTGGTAAATGACCACGGGCAATAACACCCTTATCTGCTTTGTCTCCTATTGCCGTTTTTGCTAACGGTACTCCTAATTCAGCTAAAACAGCTTGAACTTTATCTTTCATACCTGGAGAACAATACGCATAAACTTCATCTGTTATATCATCTTCATGAAGTGCGATAACTAACCTTGGTTTTAACTCTTCAATTTTAGCTAAGATTTCATCCTCAATTGGGAGAGAATCTTTTTTGTCAAAATGTCTATTTGGATCTACTCCATCTAGTCTTCTCTCTCCAGTTGTATTAACGTCAGCTATTACAATAATACCTTCTCTACCTTGATATTTTTTAGCAGCTATATTACCAGCTGGTTCATCACCATGAATACCACCAACTATAACAACTGGTGATTCAGATTGATTAAAATACTGTTCAAACGTTAACATCAGTATTATTTATTGTTTCCTGGCAGTCTCACGGAGACTCGAACTCCGATTACGCGGATGAAAACCGCGTGTCCTAGCCGTTAGACGATGAGACCGTATGGAGGAGATGACCGGGCTCGAACCGGCAGTATCTTCTTTGGCAAAGAAGTGCATTGCCATTATGCTACATCTCCAAATAAAGACCGGGCGTGAGATAGCTTGCATGTGCAGAGGCCCGCCCGGTTTACTTTATTTACTTAGGCGTTAAGATTTGCTGGTGCAACCTCACGGAATGGATCCGGTGCGATTGAAGCGAAGTCTGGTCCCTTGAAGAACAACTCAGAGGCAAGTCGGTTGAGCTCCATCCTGAATGCTACGTTCTCGTCAGAGACACTGTGAGTAGCAACGTTTGTGATCTTATTAAAGAGATCGTAAGCATTAACGTTCGAGTTAGCCGTTGACTGCCAACGAGTACCCTTCGATTTATTAAGATCAATACCGACCTCTTTATACCGTGAACGAATCTCGTGATCAGAGAAAGCAGTTACTGCTAGCTCCTTATCATACTTCATCGTAATACTACGAGCAGCATTGAATTCTCTAAGGGAGGCATTGTTATCCCTAAGGCGATTAGCACTTGACGTAATCTCCTGACGAAGAGCGTCACCAGTTAGGAACTTACGAACCTGAGTATCGAAGGTCTTCTGACTGAAGTCAGCACTATCGATGAAACGCTGGGCCATACGATGAACAGCGGTCATTCCATTGGAGCAAACCAAACGGAGGAGATAGGGATAGAACTGAGACTTGTTGAGAGAGAAGTTCATTCCAAAACCACCCTTCCACATATCATGACCATCTCCGAATACGTCAATATCAGAATCAGGGTTCTTGAAGTTAATTCCAATACTAATGTTAGTAGGATCAAAGTTAAAGTCACGAAGTTCGAGATTATTCTCGTTGTCCTTCAAGAAGGCCTCTGTATAACGGAGACCAGCTGAGAGGTCAATCTGACGCTCTTCCTTGATAGGGCGATCGAAGAGATTAACAATCTCATTGTTGTGGTTATTAACAATCGCGGTTACACGCTTGTTCTTCTTAATGTTCGTAAGAGCATTATGGAGAGGAGCCCACTGAGAGCTGTCATCCTTAATCTCGTTAACGAGCTGATCCTTAACTCCAAGAACTCCAAGGAGACTCTTAAGAGATGTACTGGATAGGCGGTTGTTATTGTAAGAGAAGTTATTTCCGTTCTTCTCGATGGACTCAATATCCAGAGGAGCGAGGGTATAACCTTGCAGCGTCTGGCGAATATCGTTGCTCTTGGCGACGAACTTGTCTAGTGTGTTTGTTGTGCTCATTACCCCTTTATAATATGGGCACTCGAAAAGGAATTCAAGAATTATTTTTTGATTCCCTTAAAATACTTTGCAAGTAAAGTTACCAACTTAGTAGAATACATTATAGCATAAGCTGTTATAAAACCTAAAGTAAATAAACCCACCATAGCAGCTTCCAGTGGATCGAGCATATAATTATTTAATCATTCTAGAACACAGAAAACCCCTACTACCTGATCAGGGTAATAGGGGCAGACTGCAGTCTATGTTTTCATTCTCTCTGCGTTTCGTAGGAGAGGCCATCTCCTATCGCTCGGACTTGAGACCGACATCATGGTAGCATTATATGAAAATTTGTGGTGTTTGAAAAGCTTTTGTTCCGGATTTTGTTCTCTCCTCATCGAGTGCCGGCATGGAGCCAGCTCGTCGACCAGTCTGTGTTTATTAAAGCAAGGGATCGTAGCTGTATGTAAGTTTTTGGCTCCTCCTATGAAAATACGTCTACTAACATACCAACAGACAACTCAACGTATCTCTCCCACGGATTATACCTACAACGTGGGAACTTAATTTGTATGACTAGAAAACCTCATTCGCTTTCACGGAGATTTATCTTATAGGCTACACGTTCACTCGGCCGAATGCTTCGCTATCACCTATCGCGGGAGTCTTTTAGCTTTTAAGACTTGCGCCTAGTCAAATTTCAAAATGTACTATCAAAGATCAATTCTTATTCTTTTAATATAATGCCTGAATAAGGAAGTGGCAACTAAAAAATTGGCAGAGGTGGGAATCGAACCCACTGCCTTCACGTTATGAGCGTGACGAGATACCAGTTCTCTACTCTGCGGAAATTAATGTAAGTTCCTTTGTCCTAAAAACCTCAAGCGTCCTTGATTATGTTCTAGTTTTGTATGAACTTACGAAGAACCGGTTCCATGCATACAACTCTTCGAACAGTTGTAGAGAGGGTTTTGCCGATTACTATAATTCTATTTATGGCACGCCGGGTAGGAATCGAACCTACCTAAGGCAGTTTTGGAGACTGCTGCACAGCCAATGTACCACCGACGTAAAATGTAAAAGATCAAGTATGGAGCCCAGTGTGAGAATCGAACTCACGACTAAGGTTTACAAAACCCTCGTTTTACCATTGAACTAACCGGGCGTTAATTTATTTATCTATATTAATACCAAGTATTGGTTCCTGCAAGCTATTTCTGAAAATGATCTTCTTTTAATTTAGCGTTCCAAATTTTAGCATCTTCTACAGAATTTGGATTTATGTTTTTATAATCACCTAAATGACCAACAAGAATATGACAGATAATACCATAACTTGCACTTTCACAAAGAGTAATAAAGTTACTTGGATCGAGTTCTAATTCCGGATGTAAATGAAATGGTTTAATATGATGTACATTAAGTTTTTCTGTACCTTCACAAATTGCACATTTTGGATTATTCTTAAGATGTTCCTTGCGTACAGCAGCCCATTTAGGAGATCGTTTCACTCCTGTTGCTGGAAATTTACCATGTGCTATATCGCGAGCTGCGCTTAAACGTGTAGAAGCCATGTATATATTTAATAAAAATTGTGGAGAATAGCGGGATCGAACCGCTGACCTATAGCTTGCAAAGCTATCGCTACTACCAACTGAGCTAATTCCCCGTAAAATAAAATGGTGGAGGCGAGGGGAGTCGAACCCCTGTGTTTATACTTTTCTATTTATACTTCTACACGCTTAGCTAGCTTTCGTACTTTGGTTGACTAAAGGTAACCAGGCACTAGCGACCTATCCATGTTTAGAGTCCTACCTGTATGTGTGATTAACGACCACATACCACCGCTTGCACTCAATTTTCTAAGAATCACAAGACCTTCTAAACCTATTTTTATTTCCAAAAGCTTTAATAGGATTATCTTTTGGTTCCTTAGGCAGCTAGGAGTGCTGGCTCTTCAAAGCTGGCGAGGATTTCGTCAGCGTTCTCGAGACAATACAATGCTTCCGCAAGGATAGCGTCAGAGTTATCTTCTGCATTTATGTTTTTAATCAGCTTTTTAAAGTGGCCAACTGATTAACCACTACGTGCCATACAAACTTCGAGTATAAGTCGAAACCAGTACGCCCCCAAAATTATTTATCAAAGAACAATTAGAGTCTATAAAGAACCCAACTAATCTTACTAGAGATAATTGAATTAAGCTTTAATAAACTACTAATCAATTTGCGGTAAATCTTTGACTTACGTAAAAATTTTATAATACGACGATGAAGAGTTGATTCCTTTTTCTTAAGATCCTTAGCCCATTCAATATTTTGAATAATACGAATCTTAGCAGGTTCTTTCTTTGCTTCAGTAAGAGTAATTTCAGTAAGCTTACCTTTTACGAATTCAGCTTCAAACTCCACCCACCAATCATATCCATCAAGATCGGTATCATCTTCAATTACATCTGAAAAAATATTAACGTTTGATTTATTAGTAGAAAAATTATGATAAAATCTTACTGTACCTGTATGCTTGGTATCAACCCACTTAGAAGATACCTCTTTCATATACCCCTTAAAAAAAGCCCCTTCATCATCTACCCACTCCCTCTCTACTTTTTGGTAGCGAAGTTTACCGGTCTTAGTAACTTCGTAGATAGAGAGAGAATTTTCAAGATCTTTAGTCTGAAAGTCACATTCTTCCCACTTAATATCTTTTAGAGCTTTAAGCTCTTTATTAAGAGGAAGTGCTTTCTTTATAAAAATTATATCAAACATACCCATACAAATAATTATGGATGCATTTAGAGAGAATGCAACACTTTTCTTACGTATTGCTCAAACGTTGGTATTTTAGGTTCAGGTTGTACACCATCAATTTGTTCTTTAGCTGCATTAAGTTTCTTAGTGAGAAATGCTCTTACTTCTTCTGGACTATTCAAGCTATCTGTACGCATTTCTATTGGAATACCACCAGCTGCTTTCCATTCTTTAATATATTTTGGAAAATCATCAATAAGAACATTGGGCTTACCTGTTTCTTTATTAATTGCGTTAATAGTTTTATCTCTAACAAAGGACATTTCATCAGGAAGTGGGTTAAGGTGCTTATGAATCCAAATTCTCTTTCCAGCTTCTGAAGCCTGTTCATCAATACCAGCAGGACAGGAGCAAATACTATAACCTCCTACCTCTTTCACAACTGTGTTAATAATAGCGTCAGTTAGAGGGCCAAAAGTAGGAAGATCGGCAAAAAACTTCTTAACTCCACCCTGTTTTTGAAAGAACTCTTTAGCTTTACCTTCTCTATCTGTCCAAATTTGACGTGTATGTTCTTTTTCAGGTTCCGTTAGTGCTTTATAATGCTTACCAATCATTCCCATGGAAACTGTATCAAAAAGGTTAGCAAGTAACCCATCCATGTCGAGGTATACCTTCATTATTTTCTATCCTTTCTATGTGTTCTCTTCCACCACTTACACCAACCATCAGGTTTAATAACACCGAATACGGCAGAACACTTATTTGGAGGTCTCCACATCGTACATACATCACAGCGATGACCATCAACAGGATGAGCCACATAGCCTGCCTTCTGTTTAGAGTGCATGTGTTCGGTTAATAATGATTCAAATATCTTTTTAAAGTTCATTTATTTGTTAATATTACAACAAAGCGATAAAGAAAATATCCTTTAAAATGTCTGTTTACAAACTCTTTCTTAGCACTTACGACCAATTTATTTTCGTTTTCTGCATGATGCTTAGTCTGTTCTTTTAAATGCTCATCTGCCTGCTCTGACGTTGAAAAATACCCACTCCATTTAATGGTATTGCGATCTATTATAGGTGCTGTATTATGTGGTGGATTGTGATCCATAAGAGTCATAGCATATATTATTTAGTCTGGGCAGAAGTGGATTCGAACCACTGAAGGCAATAGCCAGAAGATTTACAGTCTTCCCCGTTTGTCCAGCTTCGGTATCTACCCATTAAATTTTATGACCAAAAGAAGTAACGATATTTAACAAGTTGTGTTAGAATATCACTATCTTTATCTTGAATAAGTTGCTCAAGACGATTAACCTCTCCATAGAGTTCTTCGTATGACTCTTCTCGTGGTGTCATCTTAAACATCTTAACCTTACCCTTATCATCTGTCTCACACGGTACAAACATTTCCTTGAGTGGTTGATGAGGTGGATAGGCATTATCCATATCTTTTTCTAGCTGTGGTCGTTCAATAGTAATATAATTGTAAGCAGATTCAAGCCATTTAGCGAACGCTACAGCGTGCTCACCTGTACCCTCCCAATCAGTGTGACCATGAAGGTATTCTGTTTCATAAAAACTCTTAATAAACTCAAAATTTATAATCTCAATAAGGTGAGATGTGTCTGTCCAGGTACGTGGAATTGCCTTACGAATACGATTATTTTCTGGAGCAAAGATTGGACGAATCTTATCGTAGTATCGTAGCTTCCAACGGAATGGAAGTACATCCCATACACTACGAATACTAAACTTATCGTCCATAAAGTTCCAAAACTTACGACTAAAAGACTTTTTATAGGTCTCAAGGTCAGCAAAATCACACCGTAAAGCATGATTGCGTGCTTGGAATTTTTCTGGTGTCATTAGTATTTCTTTACAAGCTTTCCCTTGATCTTTACAAAGCCTTCAACCTTGCCTGATGCCTTAGGAAAGTTTTCCTTGTATTTTTTTGTGTCGCTTACGCGTGATTTTGATCCTTTGCCTGCCATATTAGTGTTTGGTTATGATTGCTTCGACTTTATTTACCCTCCACCGGCACTTATTGCCACGGAGATCATTCTTAGTAAGCTTGCCCTCAGTCGTAAGCTCCCGAAGAAGCCATCCAGCCCTGGAGGCATCAACCTTAAGAGCTGTACAAACGTCAGAGACTGAGAACTTACCGTTCATACTAAGAATTTGCTTACGAGCTTCTTCCTTCTTATCAGACTTAGTAGTCTTACCAGCACCCTCGGTTATCTTAACCGGAGTAAAGTCATAACCACGACTAGTAAACGCACAGGTATAGTCAATACCAGGACCGAAGCGATTCTTAGCGAAGTAAATCCGACGATGACCAGGCTCTTCCTCTGAGAGTTCAACAAAAACATTGACATCAACAGCGTACGTCAACAGGTTTGTACCCTTAATAACACCACCCTTAGTAAGATGACAGATAATAAGAACAACACACTCTGTCTCCTTAGCACGGTTAATAAGAGTCTCAATGAACTCCTTCTCTTCCATATTGCTCTTATCGACAGCATGGAACGAATCAATGACGATAACGTCAACGTCGTTCATAAACCCGATAATCTTCTTAGCATTAGACTCGTTACAAATACCAACATCTTCAATACCAAGACGCTTACAGGCAAAGGCAACCTGATGAATAGACTCCTCCGCCGATACAAATCCAACCCTATGACCGTTCTTTGTTATACCGTTAAGAATCTGAAGAACCATCGTCGACTTACCAACACCTGCCTTTGATGAGATTGTAGTAACTGAACCCGGAAGCATTCCACCTCCGAACATTTCGTCAACCTCGGGAATACCCGACTTGACGCGACGATTGTAAATGTCAGGAATCTGAACATCTTTGACTGCTGTAAACGACGTACTCTGTAGGTTAATTTTCATACTATTAGTATATGGGAATTCAAAAGGAATTAAAAGCTTATTTTCCGTTTATTTTTAAGGCACGGAGAAGTTTTTTCTCATCCGGAGGTAGGATAGCTGTAGAGACACCGAGTGCAGATCGAACATCATACACTGTTCTCCCTTGTTTAAGCATTGTTAATGCCTCACGACATATATAATGGTTAATAAACTCTTCTTTTGAACCGAGTTTCTTTGATTTCTCTTCCAAATATGCACTGTTAGTAGGTCTCGTCTTTCCTGTTACAATACAAGTAAGAACGGAAGGATCGTTTGAGATACTTTTCTTAAATCTAGCGTTAATTTCTGCAGCATTCATTAGTGATAATAATAGGAAATTTAAAAAAGAAAGGCAATAAAATAGTTGACAAAAAAAGACCGGCTGCTAAGTAGTAACAGCCGGTCTTCTCATTGTTATACCGAATTAAGCAACGGTAATATCGTTTGTGCGGATGGCGCGAGTGAAGTCGCGTGCATCAACCTGACGTGTGCTGCGCTCGAACTGATTGGTCTTCTCGAGGACCTTAGCGCGCTTAACGGTAAAACTACCGTCACGGTTACGCTCCATCTTGACGAAAAACGTCTTTGGACGGAGATTCTTATTTGTGTAATCGATCATTGTTATTTCACCTCCTTTTGTTTCATAAATTTGATATTATAGTGATTTTAGATTATTGCAAGAATTACTTTGAATAAACATCTCCATTAGCAGCAATCTTTGCATCTTCGTAAGGAGAAACAGCACGACGATACATCTCGAGCTTACAACATTCTAAAGCTCCGACAATATCATTATAGGATTGATAGCTCTCTGTTTTGTTTTCCAAGTACTCTAAACACACCTTGGTAAGTACAAAATTTAGGTCACCAGGATTCTCTATAGTACCGTTTCCAGTCATAAAGTTGTCTCTTTTTTCTTGTGTAATGTAAGGCATGACAGCATACTAGACTATATATTTCAATAAATAAACTCTTGAATTATTTTTTTAACTCTATAATAT